AGCAACCATTGCATCAGTTTTATCCTGAATGTCTGGTTGCACTTGCAAGGCGTAGTACATAGAAGTCTGTGGACCGACCATCCATTCTTCGATGAACTCACGGTCATAGGTGACCATGTCGGACCAAGTGTTGTAGCTGTAGGAGTGCCACAGACCAGTGCGTTGATACATGGTGACGACACCATTCACCACACGGTTGTAGTCATCCCAGCCACATTCAGCAGCCGTCTCAACTTCCCCGTAGCTGTAGGTTTGGATCCCGAAGGTTCCACTGTCCCTGTCTACGGTGCGTGAGATAGGCGGTGCAATCTCAGGGGTGGAGGTAAAGCCGTCCAGATCTTTTGAACGGTAGGAACAAGACGCAGTGGGGGCGATAGCGAAAGCCCTCTCCATCTTGTAGTCCTTGGCAATAGCAGCAGCTCGCTGAACACCGTTCTGCCATGCAAGAACAATGTTATGGGCAGTGCCATACTCCTTTTCTTTTTCGTCGTTTAGGACATCCCAGAGTGCGTCTCCGAACTCTTTATAGGAAACTCCATATCGGCGTAGGAGGTTCGCCAATCCGAGAACGCCAAGTCCAACTTGTCGATCAACTTCAGGAGAGAGATATTCTCCTGTTTCGCCAACTCCAGTCTTTCCATGCAGTTCGCACAGTTCGGACATGCCTTGGACGAAGGCTTCACTGAGGGTTTCAATTTTACAACTAGCGAGGTTAATATGCTGAAGCAAACAAGTGCCACGGCTGGGTAATAG